TATCCAGCTAAATGCTAGACCTTGGTAACGCAGAACGTCATCTTCCTTGTCTAGGTAGGACATCCACAACCTCGCACCAGAGGGCGCAGTCCACTGCATCTTTCTTTCTGACCATTTAATTCCAGGCCATATCTTAGGATACATCTCTTGAGACTTAAAGATAAGTTCTCTCAGTTCCTCTGTTGTATGACGAAGAAGCAAGCCCGAAAAAGCAGGATGACCCATATAACGTAAAGGATCAGCCAGCATAGCATAAGACTTGCCACCACCAGCACTGCCACCATATAGCACCTCTCGTTCACCTGCTGCTAGAAAATCTGTCTGGGGGCCAGCATTAGGTTTAAAAATTACATTGTGCTGCTGCTCAATCGGTATTTCATTTACGATTGGATCAGGCTTCGGCTGCGCTGGTTTCTTCTTGGCTGTAGTTCGCTTTTGCGCCGAGGCGTTTCTGGTCGAGTTCTTCCGCTTTGGCGATTGCCTTTTTCGCATAGTCTGCCCATCTGCGTAGGCTTCCAGCTTTGTTTTTTCTTCTTCGCTCATTGTCTAACCGCTTCTTCAAACCTACGTGAGATATTTCTCTACCTGTATTTCGTGTTAGCCAGTTGGCTACTTCACGATACGAATACTGTTTTAAATACTGATTTGCTTTCTCTAGCATATCTAGTTGGTATTCGTTGGGTAACAGTACGTCTGGATCGTCGGGGTCTACGTCATATCCAAATGGTATGGTACGTGATATACGTGGGATTGGAACCCATTCGTTGTTTTCTTTTATGTCAGTTGGTTGGGGTAACTTCCATTGTTTTAATGGTTTAGTCATCTTCTTCCATTTGTTTTGGTGGCATTAGCATAACACCACCCTTTGCCTCAACTTGCATCTTCTCAGTCTTAACAAGACCTGTCCGATCAAGTAACTCTTTAGCTGCTTGCATCTTATCACGAATGCCTAGTTCAGTTGGATCATACAGCGCACCTACCATAGCCATTGCAGCTTTAGGTGCATTGCGTGACATAAACAACTGGGTAGCATCAATGATCTCTTCCTTGAGGCTAGTCACAACTTGTGTTGTAGATGTTGTATCTGAATAGCCAGCAAGTTTCTTAGCTGTGAGTACATCACCACCTGCTTCATCAAACAGGACTGCTAGAAATTTCTGTTGTTGTTCTGTTAACTCACGAGCCATAACACTTCCTTATTATACCATCAATTCAAAATGAGGTCCATCAATAAATGGTCTACGGCCCTCTGATCGACGTAGGTCTACGTATTCATTCATTGCATCTTCCATTGTACCTACATAGGCAGCAATGTTTCCTACCGACCATGCGGCTCCCCATTTGATTTTGCAACCAACTTCATTTGCCGCTTGAGCCATAGCATCAGCAATGTTATCGTAAACATTAATTTCCCAAACTACATCTGAGCCATCATAGGCTACAAGGTCTACGGCATGTGAGTAACCGTCACCTTGAATCAAATGCTTTGACTTCATGGTTTGTGAACGTCCTGACTTATACAAACGTTCTTGTTCTGCTAAAGTTCTGACACCATACGTCACTCCGAAGTCTACAGTAGTGAGTTCAATAGCACGGTTAACTGTTGCTACCATATCAGGGTGTACACCCTCTAGTTTCTTCAATGATCTACTTGAAAGTTTAAACGCCATCTTTGTTCCTCTTAAACGGTAAGGATATTAGATTATACAAACCTTGTCCTATCTGCGTTGGTGTAGGTAATAACCATCCTAGTATTAATAGTAATATTACCCACACTGGAATGTTAGTATTTTTAATTGTCAGCTTATCTATAGATTCAGCTTCTACTTCTTTATTCTCAGTTACAATGTCTCTACCAGCTTCTTGTTTAGTTTGCTGGGCTACAACTTGCTGAGTATTCTCTTTGCCTATTTGTGCATTGGAGTTTACAGTTGGGCCACCACCACCTCCAAAAAATGGTAGACTAGTTAGACCGCAACTAGATAATAATAGGATCAGGCATAGGCTACTTAGATGGCGGTACATTATTCTTAGCACCCATACTAGTAAAACCAAAGTATGCAGCCGTTACACCTGATACAGCTACAACATACACTGCAGCAATATCAGTTAAAAGATTAGCAGCCTCAGACAATCCCATGAATGAAGCTATTACAATTAATAGTGGATACGCTAACATGCCTGACAACGCAAACCATGTCATCTTTAACTGGGCATCACGCTTGTGATCTTCGTCCTCCATGCGACGACGACGATCTTCTAACATGATCTCACGTTCATCTTGGTCTAGTGTGCCATTACCATTTAGATCGTAGTCTTCAACCATTATGTTCTCCGATACCTAGCAGACGTTTTAGCTGCAGCTTTAGGCTGTTTAGAAAACTGTTTACCTGCTGCTGTATCTTTTCTTTTCTTTGCAGTACTAGCTGCATATTGAGAAGAAGACATATTTTTAATTGCAGCTTCAGGTAGGTAACGCTCTCCTGTAGCTTTTGGACCTTGCGTAGATGGTTTACCACTTTTAGTTCTCCACTTCTGCTTAGTCCATTTTTTAAGGCTCTGTTGTGATTTAGCGAGGGCCATTATTTATAACCCCCGCCTTTCGCTTTGTATTGCTTTGCTAACATCTGAGCTTTACGAGCAGACCACTGACCTGCTCCACCACCTTTACTACCAGCTTTAATCTTATTAAAAAGATTCTTACGCATGGTTGGCTTTGTGTAGTTCCCAGCCGAGTTTACTGTAGATGTACTGCCGCCACGAGCCATCTTCTTTTTTGGTGTTGCTGCTCTTTTCCTCGTTGGCTTCTTCATACACTACTCTCCGTATATCTCCACGTCCAATGCCAATATCATTTAGTTCACGATCTGACATACGATCTAGCTGCATCATAGCAATACGACGATCAGCTTCAGCTTGACGTGCTTCAATTAATTTGATGAATACTTTTTTTAACCACTGTTTCATAACTATCTCCTTGTAAGTGTTTAAATGCTGCACTGCAGCTTTACAAGAATAGTTATACCACAAATAGTTATATCATACTATTGATATTATTGCAACCCCGTTATGATCTATTGGGGTTATAAAACTCTTTTCCTGATAGTGCTACACCTAAAGTACCACCACCATCATATACTACAATCTTATCACCTGCATGCATATAGAACACATTGCTTCCTTGTAGTACATCGTAAACGTTATTACCAGCTATAGACTTAGCATTTACAATAGTATGATAGGTAGTATCTTCTGCATGATACCATTGTATATACACATTATCTGTAGATGCTGCACCATTTGTTACATGAAGAAAATCTATTTCTGCATCATGGTTTGCAGGACATGTATATAGTACATTAGCACTAGCACCACCTGAAGTTGCGGTAATGCTTAGTGCTTTTGTTACTGTGCTATAGTTACGTGCTACCATTTACTTTTTCTTTTTACGAGTAATCTTTTTAACAATCTTAGTTGTCCATGCTTCATTCTCAGGTGTAGTAGGATCATCCTTTACATAATGACCTTTTTCATTACGAGCACGTACCTTTTTAACTGGTGCTAAAATAGCTTGTAGTTCAGCAATCTCAGTTTGGTAGTTACCGTCTGCATCTTTTGTAACAACTACGTTTTTATTTATATCTTCTACATGTTGCCCATGATTTACCACAAAGTAACCAAGAGCACTAATTTGTGATATTTGTTCTGGTGTCATCTTTTACCCTTTATAGGATGCGCCACACTTGGCGTACCCACCTTTATTCATTTTAACTTTAGGCTTAACCATACCACCACGTTTCATGTAACCCATTTTGTTACGGACCTTTGTTGGTAGCTTGGCTAGACCTTTATTATCTGCTGGTACTTTTTTCACGCTGACGCTCCTTCAACTTTGTGGCAGTGGGGAGTAGCATATGCACCCCCCTGTCGTATCGTATTAGCTAACTGTTCAGCTTCTTTCAGACACGCTTCTTCACTATAGAAGGGTTCAGGTTTAGCTATGATCTTACAGGACAATGCCATAGGATCAAAACAGACTAGCATAATACCGACCCACATTTTATTTCTTCTTAGTCATGCCGCCACGCATCATCTTTTTCTTAGGCATACCACCGCCACGTAGCATAGGCTTTTTCTTTGTACCCATTCCACCGCCACGCATAGGTGTTTTTTTCTTAGTCATTGCACGAGGTTTCATCGCCATTTTGTAATCTCCGTTTTCTTCTATCTAAGACAAGAGCATTATACTCTTCTTCGGGATACACATCATAGTACCCTAGTTTCTCTAAACGTAGACTTGCATCATCTACTTTAGAAAGAGACTGAATAAACATCATGGCATATTCATCCTCTACTGAAGACTCCCATTCGTGTTCGTATAGAAAGTCTAAGTCTGCATCTTCTGCACCATAGTCAGGGTGAAACCCCATAATGTGCAAATCTTTTTCAGTGTATTTATCGTTTAAAAAATCTATGTACGCATTAAATAACTGTATGTCTGGAAATCTGTAGGATGCAACAACTACTAGATCATAGGTATTGTCAAACTTCAGAGCTTCATCATTTGCATCAGCTATCAATGCCTGTGTTTCAACTACGTGTACTTTGTTCTGCTTCCACGCTTCTTTTGCATAAGGACAAGCTGGTAAACCATTTAGGGCTGGATTAGCTACCTCTAGTACATTCAGTGACCAATCCCGTAGATCAGCAGCTATACTCACTTATAGAACAAACCACGTGAACGGTAGTCTGTGTGTCCACTACGAACTGCACCACCTTGTTTAAATGCACGACCTGATTTATCTGCGCCTGTATCTTTTAATCGACGTTCCATTTTACGTAGTGCCGCATCCTGCTTGTCTTTCTTGGACATATTCTTCAATTTTTCAAGGTTGCGTTTAGCTGCTGTACTCAAGGCTTCACGGGCTTCCATGTTACGGACAACTGTAGCAATCTGATTATCAGTTGGGTTGCCAATGATCTCACCATCTTTCGTGATACCATTCGTTGTGTTACCAACCATCATGTCACTATCTTTAAGTTTCTGTTTAGCTTTAGCTCTGATAACGCCCTCTTCACCCGCTAGGCTCACACCTTTATCTTTAGATGCAGCATCACGTTTTGTTTTACTAGCAGCCTTAGTACGAGCAATATCCTGTTCCTCAGACATTGCATTCAGTTTATCTAGTAGCTTTTTATCTTTCGCTGAAAGAGTACCTTTCTCTTCCATAGTCTCCAGTGCAGCTACAAGTTTAGAACGTGCACGTGATCCTAGTGACGCTGCCTCTTTCATCGTTGTGCCAGTTGCTTGTGTCACCTTACCAGCTTTACCTGATTCCACGTCTAGAGTACCACGAGAGGGTGACTGCCCTTCATCTAACTCAGAGGTGTACTTCTTCTTAAACAGTTTCTGTGTAGGTTTAGATAGGTTTACCATTTTACTTTATGACTCCAATAACGAGCACTTAACTTGCTAGGCTTTGCGTCCTGTGCATTGTGACGTGCATAGTAGCTACGCTTACGTGCCTTATCTTTAGCTGACTTAGGATTCTTACCTGCACCTTTAACGCCCTGCTGACCAAAACGAATAAACTTGTACGTGTCACCTTCCTTCGCCATCACACAGTGAGACTTAGTTGGGTGATTAGGAGTACGCTTAGGCTTATTAACGCCCTTCAGCCCCTCCTCTTTCATTTTAGTTTTGACTCTTTCAGGTATCGCCACTGTCAGTCCATCCTTCCATACGCATAGCCCACTCCACGTGTTCCAACGTAAACTTCCTCCCATAATGGTTCTGTACGGCTTCTCGCACGTAGAATACATCACTATGGGGGATATGTAAATCTTTTACTGTTCCATTGACTACATGTTTGTAGAACTCTTCTAGAACATTATCTGTGTATAGTTTTACTGATTTTTTTGTCATTGTCAATACTTAATTGAAATATACACAAACTCCTCGCCTATCGGCTTCACTTAACTGTATCACTGTACGTATATACTTAAATGTTATTATAGTTAGTGTATATATAAGAGTAGTATGTAAGGACATTATAAATGTTACATTGTACGTGTATCACTTTAAGTGTCATCCTAGTTATCTACATACGTAGTTTTACACATTTTGTGTACCCTTGTCAAGTGGGTATCTGCGTATTGTAACAAACTGTAACACAATATTACATCACAATATGTTACAATTAGTAACACTAACAACTGTAAACCACTATATATGTAATGTGGTTAACACTTCATTTTTCCTGATCTGTGTATTTACGTGTATACATATACGCACCACCCCCGTGTGGCCCATGCACACCCGCTCATACACAGCCGCATGACGTACACATGAGGTATATGTGCCGCTGGTGAACACGCATAATGCATACACATCCACCATGCATAAGGAAAAGTGTTTACTTTCAGTAACATATCAGAGTGTGACAACTGTTATGGAATCAGTTGCCTAGCAAAGATGTGAATGAAATCATAGATTTGTGATCACAAGGTGTGTTGCAATGCCGATGCATATTTTGTAACCATACCCCACTACAGTGTAGTGTCCATTATTTGTGATCACAAAAACTGTCCAACGTTGGACGTTATCACTGAAGCCTCGCACGAGTTTTGCGCACGAGTTTCGTAATCTTAGATTACTGCAACCGCACGGGAAACGGCACGGGCAGAGGATCGCACAGAAGGAGTTGACACTACTACTTACTTACTATAATAGTTACACAGATAGTTTATTATATCTCACTGTTAAGTGAGAGATATAAGTAAACTCTCTAAAGTGTAACATAGTAAGTAAAGGATAGTAAGATGGCTAAATCAGCAAACAAAGCAGTTAAAGTTGAAGGTACTTCAATTGATGCCCTAATCAAAGAAGGCAAAGCCTTGGGTAAGATGTGGAATGCAATTCACAATGTGAAGCAGACCACGAAAGCCAACGGCTTTGATACACGACTAGGCAAATTGCTTGTTGAGCTAAAAGCTCAGTCTAGCTTGGACAGTGGTCAAATCTCACGTCAGACACTCACAACACATGGCATTCACAACATTGATCGTCGTAGACGTTCAGAGGCTTTGTGGTTCGTTGAAAACGAAGTGGCTTGCCGAGAGTTCATGCAAGCCTCAAAGAAAGGCTTCACATCCCTCACTGCTTTGCAGAAGGCTATGCGTGATGCTGCTAAAGCAGATAAAGTGTCCAACGTTGGACAGTCTACCAAAGGTAAAGATGGTCTAGTGTCAGACACTGGTTGGCAGGAACCTAAAGCCACACAGGCAAACGTTACTGAACAGCGTTCAGTCAATGTGATGATCACTCGTACAAAGTTGGTTGATAACATTGTAGAACAATGCCAGTTGAATAACTTGGACTTGGAAGCAATCATAAATGATTTGCAAATGCAACTTGCGAAGCAAGCTAAGAAGGAGGCGTAAGAATGTTTTTTGCTAAAGCAATCCTATATGTCGCAATGTCACTTGCTACATTTGTAGCAGTCAGCATCAGCATGTTTGCATTCAGTGGTATGATGTCGCCAATCATTCTGATTGCCTTGATACCATATGCATTCATCTGGATACTCTTGCTAGTGTATGGCATTGAATGATGACGTATGCCTTGATCCTAATTGTTGCAGTCAAACATTCGTTTGTAATTGACCATAGCATGACCTATGACGATTGCATTGCTTTGCAAAATGAATGGACTGCAACACTAGATGAACACTCGTATGTAGTGTGCGAGATTGAACCTTAATAGTCTTACAGTTATATAACACTTGATTTATTGTGAAAGTGTTATATAACATGTATAGACATTAAAACGGAGTTACCGAAATGGACTTGGATTTTTTCAGTGATTTGTACAAAGATGTACATGGCATCAGACCACGTGGTATTGTGCCAACACCTGAAATGGTGGATTACCTTCAACGTGAGTTGGAATACCAACTTGCAGAGGAACGTGCCATTGAAGATGCAAGCATAAATGCTTGTATGGCTCATGGTGCTCCTGACATAGACACTGCTATGCGGTGGCTAGAAGATGCCGAAGTCCACAGTATGTGGGCATAATTCAAACCGTCCAATGTTGGACACTTTTACGGAGTAAGCAAATGACTTACACAGTTCATACTACACTTAAATCATCTAACCGCAAAGTGGGCAAGATACCCGTCACAACTACGAGTGCTGACACTTGTCCTGATGCATGTCCGTTCAACAATGCCAACGAAGGTGGCTGCTATGCAAATGGTGGTCCATTGGCAATGCATTGGGCCAAGGTAACACGTGGTGAGCGTGGTGATGGTTGGACTACATTCATCGCAACTGTTTCATCTTTCAAAGATGGTCAGTTGTGGCGACACAATCAGGCAGGTGATTTGGCAGGTGATGGGCATCGTTTGGATGCTGATGCAAATGATCAGCTTGCTGATGCCAATGTTGGCAAACGTGGTTTCACTTACACACATTACCCTGTGTTGACTGACAAGCATAATGCTCGTGTGGTCAAACGTATGAATGACAAAGGCTTTGTGGTCAATCTGTCAGCCAACAATGTCAAACATGCAGATGCATTGTATGACTTGGGCATTGCACCAGTAGCAACTGTGTTGCCAGAAACACAAACGACTAATACCACTACGCCTAAAGGCCGTAAGGTGGTCGTATGTCCTGCCACAATTCGTGATGATGTGTCATGTGCTACCTGTCAGCTATGTGCTAAACAGCGTGATGCAATCATAGGTTTTCCTGCACATGGTAGCAGCAAACGTAAAGCTAACAGCGTAGCTGAAGGAGTGTAAAATGAAAGTACACAATGCAATGAATAACATTTATGTTAGATACATGGGTAGAGAAATATCTATTGCCCAACATGTAGTAAATGGACGTACAGCAGTACAGGAAGTGGGTATACTACCTGCTGGTGTAGATATGCATATCGTAAGATATGATGCTGTACTGCCTAGTCTGATTACTGCTTTGCAGGAGATACAAGATGAAATTGAAAAAGACATATGGGGTAATCAATCCCGTAGCGAAGGCACTATTGCAGGAGAGGCGCAGCCCACAGGTAGTGCCTCCTAAAAAAGGCAACAAACGCAAACCTAAGAAAAAGGAGAAACAAAATGCGTTACGAGATGCAAAACTTTATTAAGTTTTCTAAAACAAAGAAAGTGTCCAACGTTGGACAGTCTAACAAACGTAATGACGATTGGAAACGTGAGCGTAAGATTGCACGTATTCAAAAGCAGCAGCAACGTAAAGTTGCACAATAACCCTAACCCTAGATAAGGAGTATATGATATGACAAACCCTAACACACCTGTAGTAATGACCAAGCACCCTGAGTTGTATGCGGAGCACACATTCCACATGAACAAGGCTAAAGCCTACACATACAACTACGTCTTGATTGACGAAGTGTTAGTTGAATGTTGGGATGAAATGACCATTGCAGAAATTGCAGAGGCCATGAATGAATTGCCTAACCGTATCATCTATCGTACACAAGTTTTGAAGAAACTAGGTATGATCAAAAGCAAGTTCAAAGTGACAGGCAAAACTGCCCTGCTAAAAGAACAGCGTCAGTTGCGTGTTCGTATGCGTCAGCTTGAAAAGCAAATAGAGCAGTGCGGCTAGTGCTACGCAAGAAAAAGTATGTAGTGTATGATGATCATGATCGTGTGGTCATCATCACACACAATAAACGTATTGCAATCCAGTATGCGAAGGAGAAAGAAGATGCGAGTTGAAGTGTACTTCAATCTACATAAACACACATGGTCTGTCCGTTCAGCTAAGACGGGCAGAGTAATCTTGCACACTGACAAGGTGCACATACGTAATCCACAATTTGTGGTTCGTAAGTCAGGCCGTGACCGTGTGCTACGTGAAGGCAAAAAGAATGTCCACGCCTTTGTGCGTGGCGACATAACTGTGTTTGATGACTTTGATCCAGACTATTTGGACTACAGCCTTGTGATGTACAATCCGTACAAGCATGACACATTTGTAGACGTATGTGATGTGCGGCCTGTTCGTACAGCTAAACGTGCCGTGCTACAGCTAGAACCAAGGTACAACTGTCCACTTGAAACAGTTATGAGGCCGTATGTATATGCAGAAGGAGCACGTTCATGACCAGTGAAGAAGTAATGAAATTAATACAAGGAGATACACCTATGCCCAAAGCAAAAGCAAAGAACAAAATTGAAAATGTAATGATCTCACGTAGTGACCTAGAAGATTTACTGGCATTGTACAATTGTCTTGACAGTATGACTAATGAAGTCGGTGAAACATTTGACTTAGACATATCTACACTACGTGATATACAACGCCTGTCTTACATGGTCAAAGCAAGGTTTGACTTCAGGCCACAGGCTGATGAGGAAGGTGACAGGCCGTGTCATTGGAAGCCGTGTGTGCTGCCTGATGATGAACGTGCTTGGTTTTACAAAGGAGAAACTGGATGAAAGTAATGGGTTACGATGTAACCGTTGAAGTAGATGGTGTGGAAAGTGTCGTGCAGTTGGACGATACTTACCCATCTGTACATGATTGGCATAGTGCTACGGAGTTTGCTATGGCACTTGCTGATCATATACATCCAGACGCTACCAACATCAGCTTTGTGGAGTGCTCTGAATTTGAACTTGAAGAATACAAATCGTATGGCTACATACACGAAGCACCTATGATGTTGCAATGAAAGGAGATAACATGGTGGAAGCCACAATTAAACTAACGAAAACTATGCTAGACAAGAGCATCATTGATGCCAACAAAACTGTGCAGCAGTTTCTAACTGAAGACTTTGAAATGTCGTATGATGATCCATACTTTGTGCAGCAGTGGTACAATGAAAAGACAAATCGTTTTGAACGTGGTAAACTGACTGTCACTGGTGAGTATGCAGATGGTGAGCGTGTAGATGTACGCTTCTATCGCTCTGGATCACGTGCTGACAAGCGCATCAGTATACAGAAGCTGAAGCAATATGCTGAAGCAGGTGATACCATTGTCCTGACTTCCAATGTAGGAGATCGTGGCAGTGACGCAGAGTACCTTATTCATATCAATGTCGTGCGAGAAACCGATGCCGCATGATGATCCATGTGACGATTGGTCAGACAGACAAATACCTAAACCAAAGGAGAAACCATGAACCGTTTTCTTATCAACTATTCACCTGAGTTGTGTGCTCGTGACTTGTGTGACAAACATGTGGTCAAGATGCCACTAGAAGAAGCACAGATGCTATGCACCACCGTCAGGTTACATGCACCTGAGTATGCAGAGGAAGCAGGACTGTATCGTGCTGTACACCAGAAGCATCCGTGCACTATCTGGGCAGGGCAATCTCGTGCTAACTACTTGTATTCATTGGATATGTTTCGTGAAATGTGCCGTGAATACACACACAGATATGGCAAGGTACATGCATCATGGCGTTTGTATGATGCACTTGCAGATGCTGCACAGTATGTTCCTGATGGTGGTATCACACCACACCCTGAGTGTTTCAGTGAACACACTGACTTGAAGTCAGGTAGACCGTGGCCTATCCAAAGCTATCGTCAATTCTACATGACCAAACAGAAACGTTTCAAGATGGTGTGGACTAAACGTGATACACCTGATTGGTTTGTACGGGAGACTGAAGATGCCTACGTGTGAGAACTGTGGTGATGAAGAAGAAGCACTACATTATACAGAATGGAATGATGGCACTGAGTGTGGTGATCTATGCGAAGTATGTGCTGAAATGTTTATGAATATGGAAGAAGAGGAGACTGACTAGATGATAGCAGAAGTGTATAAAGAAAAAGGTAAAGAGCCTTGGAAGTATACCAGACAGGTGCTTGCTTCTGACGGTAAAATAGAAAGGCATACGACACGGTATAGTTCATATAACTATGCATACCAGTTTGCCTATGATGATTTCAAGGCAGGTAAAATAAACGTTCTTTATCTATACCATCCTTGGGGTACATTAAAGGATGCTTTACATGCTTAATTCAATGCTTATATGCCTAGCACTTAACGTATATCATGAAGCACGTAGTGATGATATGATTGGGCAGTATGCTGTAGCACATGTCGTGATGAACCGTGTGCAGCATGACAGGTTCCCTGACGATACCTGTGCTGTAATCCACCAAGGGTATGAAAAGGGCAAGCACAAGTGCCAGTTCAGTTGGTACTGCGATGGTAAGTCAGACACGCCACATGATCCAGAGGCATGGGCATGGGCTGTACTGGTAGCATACGATGTGCTGCAAAGCCGTGTGCCTGATCCTACCTATGGTGCTACACACTACCATGCTACGTATGTGAAACCCTACTGGGCTGATCATTACAAACAGACTGTGACCTTGGGATCACACATATTCTACAAGTAAGTGTTGACATACTTACATAACTATGGCAGAGTTGCCAGACAAACAACTGAAAGGAGCATAACATGCCACTAGACTTTAATAACACATTCGACATTCCAACACACCTAGACTTTGATGTGGAATTTGAACCGACTAAAGTAAAAGACAAGAAGTATGTGATCAACGGTGAAACAGGTGAATACCTTGGCATCGTAGGTGATGGCTTCACCTGTGCATCACATGGTGATTTCTATCGTGGTGTCATGGACACACTGACTGAGAACCTAGAACCCTCAGAAACTATGAATGCCAAGTACAACTGGCGTACTGCACGTAATGGTGCATGGACTATGTTGGACATCACACTGCCTGACATGCAGGTAGAGATCAGCACAGACAAGCACACAACTACGCTTGGCAATCGTATTATATCTTTGCATGGCATTGATGGTTCATGCAGCAACCAAGTGTACTTTGGTCAGATTGATTTCTTCTGCACTAACGGCATGATACGTGGCGAATACGACAAGGTGCGTAAGAAGAACACATCTAACTTCAGCTTGGACAGTTTCATTTATGAACTGAACCGTGCTCGTCGTGACTTCTACGAAGAGACTGCCAAGATGCAGGTGTGGGCAGAGACTGACCTGAAGTACGTAAACGTACAGTCATTGCTAGAAGAGATGATTTCATCTAAGCGTAAGTCTGAAAAGATGTACCAGTTGTACTGTCATGAGGCATCGCAGCGTGGTCATAACAAGTGGGCATTGTATTCTGCGTTCACAAACTATGCATCGTATGCTGATGAACGTAATGGGTTCAGCCTACGTAACACAGGGCATGACACACAGGCCATCAGCATGTTCACTCGTGAGCAAGAGGTGTCCAAGTGGGTATCAGACAAACGTTTCATTGAATTGGAGGCTGCATAACACATGCGAACTTTACCACGATATGTACAACAACGAGTGTCACCTTCGGGTGACATCTCCTATCGTTTCAATCCACCACAGACACTTGTAGATGCAGGTGTCGTGGAGCGTGATGAATTGGGCAGTGACCCAAAGGAGGCACGTAAACTTGCAAAGGAGTTAAACAAACAGATTGATGAATATCGTGAAGAACAATCTAAGATTGTAGGACTGAAGCCAAGCAGCAGGGTTACTGATCTGATTAACTTCTACTATTTGTCTAACGATTTCAAGATGTTACGTGACTCTACTAAGGTAGACTACAGGTACTTTTTGACTGTCGTACACCAGACAATTGGGTGTCGCAAGTACAAGGAAGTTACACCTAAGATTGCAAAGCAAGCGTATGAGCAATGGGTAGAACGTGGCATCAGCTTCGCTAATCATGCGGCAACATGTGCAAGCAGAGTGTACAACTATGCGATCCAGATGGAACATGCAGAGCAGAACCCATTTGCCAAGATCAAACGCAAGACTACGAAGCAGCGTAAGATGGTGTGGTCACATGGTGAAGTGAACAAGTTCCTTGACGTAGCGTACAGCGACTTTGACTATCGTAACGTTGGACTGATTGTGCACATGGCATACGAGTGGTGTCAGCGATTAGGTGATATGCGTATGCTGAAGTGGGAGAACCTAGACTTGGATAAGCAGCAGCTTACACTGGAGCAGAGCAAACGTAGGGCTGATGTGTTCCTGCCTATCTCTGATAACCTTACAGCTATGCTGAAAGAACAGAAAGCTGACTTCGGATTTCAGGAATGGGTAGTGCCACATCCTATGCCTGTGAAGGGTAAGTACAAACCATATGCTATGGAGAGACTGTCCAAGGTTGGACGCAGGATCATGCGGTTAGCAAAGCTACCTGAAGAGTTACGTCTGATGGACATTCGTCGTACTGGTGTAACCCAAATGGTAGACAAGGGTGTGCCGTTACCACAAATCATGGCAGTTACAGGACATACACATGTGTCTTCTGTGAAACCATACATGAAGCATACTTACGAAAGTGCAAATAGTGCATTGACACAGAGAGATGTGTGTGTACAATCGACTGTAAGGAGTAACATTGAAAGTGATACACTATGAATATACATAATATTATAAATGATATATCACTTACTAATGGTGATACTAAACGTATGGACTGCCCTGAGTGTGGTGGACGCAAGACGTTTACGATCACGAATAATATGGGGTCTATCGTGTGGAACTGTTACAAGGCAGGGTGCACTGTGTCTGGCGGTAAGCGTACACACCTTACTGCTGAAGACATTCGTAAGTCACTTGGCAGTGTGGCAGAAGAGACACACGCTGTAAAATTCGACAAGCCTGAATGGATTGTGTACGACAACGCTGCAATCCAAGACTTCTGTGATCAGTGGAGGCTTGATCCCGATATGATGGGGTTGATGTATGATGTGAAGGAACATCGTGTGGTCTTCCCTAATCGCCACAACGGTGTGATGGTAGATGCCAGTGGCAGAACGCTTGGTAAACTCTTACCCAAGTGGAAACGATATGGAAATAGTAGCTTGCCATACACATTCGGGTGTGGTAAAACTGCTGTAGTTGTTGAAGACTGCGTGAGTGCAGCCATTGTTGGTGCAACAGAGGGGTCTGGATGCTCAGATGGTGATGGATTTGTCGGGGTCGCAGTGTTGGGTACGTCATTGTCAGAGGGGCATAGGCAGTACTTATCGCAGTTTTCAACAGCTATTATTGCACTTGACCCTGATGCTTTACCCAAGACACTGCAATTTGCAAAGGAATTACGTGGTCATGTACCGAATGTAAAAGTACTACGACTGCAAGACGATCTAAAATATCATAACCCTACCGACTTTAAAAACTTACAACACTTAGGAGAAACATAATGGAACTATCACTTGTACGCAGCTTAATGGACAAGGACTTCTACGATGACCATCGTGGTGCACGTTGTCCTGACAGGCTGTTCAGTAAAGATGTACGAAAGATTAAGCAGTCAATCGACACTGCTATGGATCGGTACTCTCGCACTGTTACGCCAGATGAAATTGAAGCCTTGTTTATGGCTAACAATCCCACGCTAACGACTGCACAGAAACAGGCGTACAGCCATCTGTTTCGTCAGATCAAAAGCGAAACGCCTATGGGTAGTGACGTGGCACAGGAGGTGCTATCCAAACTATTCCAACAGGTGGTGGGTGAAGACATTGCTAACCTTGGCTTTGACTATGTGAACGGCACAAAGTCTAGCCTAGAACCATTGCGTAATATGCTAGAGCAATATGGTGACGATTTCACACCTAACCTGAAGGTGGAGTGGGAAGACATCAGCCTTGATACTATCCTGTCCATGACTGATCTGGAATCACAATGGACGTTCAACATACCTACACTTGTACGTAAGGTTGAAGGTATCAATGCAGGTCACTTGATTGAAGTAGGTGCACGTCCTAACACAGGCAAGACATCCTTCCATGCATCACTGGTAGCAGGGCCGAATGGCTTTGCATGGCAGGGTGCTAAGACAATTGTCTTGTGTAACGAAGAGGGCTACCATCGTGTGGCACACCGCTACATCACGGCAGCTACAGGCATGGACAAGTACGAAATTGCCAAGAACAAAGGACAGGCCATGTCAATCTTTGACAAGATACGTGACAAGGTAATGTTCAAGGATGCCACTGGTCGTGACATGTCATGGGTGGAATCCGTATGCAAGTCATACAAACCTGATGTGGTCATACTAGACATGGGTGACAAGTTTGCCCGTACTGGTGGCTTTGCACGTCCAGACGAAGCATTGAAGGCTAACGCTATCCATGCCCGTCAGATTGCCAAGCAGCAAGAGTGTGCCGTGTTCTACATGTCGCAGCTTTCAGCAGAGGCAGAGGGCAAGGTGGTACTGAACCAAGCCATGATGGAAGGATCACGTACAGGTAAGGCAGCAGAGGCTGACCTTATGATAATGATCTCCAAGAACCCTACGGTGGAGGGGCAGGAGGAGGAAGACAACCAACGCCACATTAACATCGTGAAGAATAAACTGTCAGGTTGGCATGGTATTGTTCACACTGATTTGGAATACAAGATAGCGAGGTACGTAGCATGATAGAGAATGGAACAATCCGTGAAGATGGAAAACGTTGGGATGGATCACACTGGCGCAAGGTAGGCGTGAATCATCACCTGAATGAAGAAGGACTTGTATACTACAAGCGTAAGTATAGAACACTCAGTGGTTACTTGCAGCAGGGTGGAAAGATTGATCGCCTTGTATTTAACAAGATGAACCCAAAGGACATTGGTATATTTGCCAAGGCACTGTATGACAATCAGAAGTCAGGACACGTATACGTAATCGTGAATGATGCATGGCCTGAGTGGGTAAAAATTGGTAAGGCTATTGATGCAGAAGACCGACTGAATGGCTACCAAACAAGTTCACCTATGCGTGACTACAAGTTAGTGCATTCAGTTTACTTTGAAGACCGCCACAAGGCAGAGAAAAAAGCACACGTTGCAGCAGCATCCTCTACCAAACATCCGTGGAATAAAGTAGACAATGGCGAGTGGTTTAAACTGTCACATGAACAAGCGATTGAAATACTAGAAGGTATCGCATAATGGTTTGGGTACTGATATGGTTTCAAATGACTAACACACAGGGTGTGGAGTACTACCAGTTGAATACGTTTACAAAGAAAGATGAATGTATTGCTGCGCTAGACGGTGCAGAAGTACTAATCCGAAACAATAGTGAAGCAGTAGCTTGTTTGGAGGTGAATGTAAAATGACAGAAATATTAACGGCAATAGCTATACTAGCACTGATAATAGGTGGCTTCATTATCATCGCCATCAGCGAGGTAAATAAATGATAGAGGTAACATATGTAGATCACATGGGTAATGACATATCAGTTGTGAATGCAGCACGAGTGTCATTCGGTAAGAAGTCAAAGCTAGAATGCATTGACATGGTGAAGGGCAAGTACGTGTTGAATAAAAAGGATGCCAAGCTGATTAACTATCTAGCTAAGTACAAACACAAATCACCCTTCAATCATTCGTTTGTGACGTTCCATGTTAAGGCACCAATCTTTGTGGCACGTCAGCTTGTGAAGCACGAGTACATGCCGTGGAACGAGATCAGCCGTAGGTATGTAGACGATCCACCCGATTTCTTTAAGCCTGATTACTGGCGTGGACGTGCTGAGAACGTAAAGCAAGGCAGCGCAGGTGAAGTGAAGTCTAATGCTAATGTGGCATACCAGTATCATAAAATGGAAGGGCTATACAAACAGCTACTAGACGAAGGTGTATGTCCAGAGCAAGCACGTATGATACTGCCACAGTCAATGATGACAGAGTGGTACTGGTCAGGTACATTGTATGCCTTTGCTAAGATGTGTCAGCTACGGTGCGCCAAGGACACGCAGCAAGAGTCACGTGAGGTGGCAATGCAGGTGTCAGAGTATATGGAGAAACTATTCCCTGCATCGTGGGAAGCATTATGGGAGCATGGAACATGAATAAAGACGCAGGAATTATAGGTGTAGAAACCGTAAAAGAAAATGAAGATGGTAGTGCAGATTACACGTTTCACATGGACGCACATACTCGTGGTCTACTGGCAGAGGAAGGTCTAAGATTAGTTATACACTGTGCAGCAGCACAGATGGATATACAGGAAGTGTACGACTACATAGAAAAAAACATGGGGCTTACGGAATATAAGCAAGGAGAAGACAATGAAATACGCAGTAATGATTGATGTAGACGGGGAGTGGATGTACGTTCCTGAGAACCCCAAGATGTTTGCAAACCATCCTGAACCTAGAATATTTGATGATCTACAGGATGCAATGATTGAACGTGACAAATGGAACACAGGTATAGTAGTTGACTACGCCACACGAGATGTCATACGTAGCATGACAGATGAAGAACGTAGACGTGCAATGGTAAGGAGTTTAAAGAATGGTCAGTAAACATTTGTTTGATGAAGTAGAACTTGTGTCAACTATGAAGCACTACAACTTGACAGTTGAACAGGCGAAGGAAGCAATGAAACGCCACGCAGATGATCTGCAATTCCAAAAAGACCTTGACGCATTATATGAAAATGGGTTAAACAATGAATGGGATACATGGCACGATGGAGATTTAAAATAAAATGAAACTTACCCTCGACGTAGAAAACACTGTAACAAAGCGAAACGGAAAGATGCACCTTGATCCGTTTGAACCTGAAAACACATTGGTTATGGTGGGTATGCTAGATGATCTTGGAAATGAAGAGCTTGTAACTTTTGATCACTCAGAGCAACAACCCACAACTGAGGGGAGGACTATTGTCCAACGCAAATTGGATGATGCCTCCCTTCTAATTATGCACAATGCACCACACGACTTGATCTGGCTATGGGAGTCAGGCTTTACATACGAAGGTCCAATCTTTGACACGATGCTTGGCGAGTATGTATTGCAGCGTGGTCAGAAAGAACCACTATCACTGGAGGCATGTGCAGAACGTTATGAATTGGATACACAGAAGCAGGATACATTGAAGGAGTACTTCAAGCAGGGTTATTCTGTTCGTGACATTCCACATGATGAATTGTCTGAGTACTTGTCTGCTGACTTACATGCAACACAACAATTGTATGATCGTTTGCGGATGAAGTACGAGGAATGCAGTTCACTGGACGCAACAATCAAACTGACTAACCAGTTGGCAGTACACCTAGCTAAGATATATCAGCGTGGGTTTACTGTGGACATGGATGCACTAGAAGAAGTGCGTAAAGAGTTTGAACAGGAACGTGATCAGCTAGTCACTGAACTAGAAGCACAGGTACGTGATCTTATGGGTGATCGTACAATCAACCTGAACAGCCCAGAGCAATTGTCATGGGTCATCTACAGCCGCAAGCCACACGACAAAAAGTTTTGGGTGGACTTGTTTGATGATCGTATGACTGACACAGAATATAAACGCCAAGTGCGTGTAAGCAGTGAAGTGTTGTACAAGCAAAAGGCAGTTCAATGTAATGCCTGTAATGGTACAGGTCAGATACGTAAAACACGAAAGGATGGTACACCATATGCAAGAACTAACAAATGCACTGAGTGTGATGCTAGAGGAGTTAATTTTACTAATATCGGTAATACAGTTGCTGGCCTGAAGTTCGCTGCACCTACAGCCAAGTGGGTCAGTGCCAATGGATTCAGCACAAGCAAGGACAATCTAGTGTTCCTTGAAGGTATTGCACGTTCCAAAGGTATGACAGAGGCAGAGTTGTTCTTACAACGTGTTCGCCGCCTGAGTGCCGTAGACACGTACCTGAGTAGCTTTGTGGAAGGGATAGCCACCCATACCAAGCAAGACGGTAAGCTGCATGTACGCCTACTACAGCACCGCACAGGCACAGGTAGGCTATCAGGGGCTGATCCTAACATGCAGAACATGCCACGTGGTGGTACATTCCCAGTGAAGAAGGTGTTCAAGTCACGTTGGGATGGTGGTCAAGTCATGGAAGCTGACTTTGCACAGTTAGAGTTTCGTGTGGCTGCATTCCTGTCGCAAGACAAGACTGCCATTGACGAAGTGACCACAGGTTTTGATGTACACTCGTACACTGCAAAGGTTATCAGTGACGCAGGTCAGAAGATTTCACGTCAGGATGCCAAGGCACATACATTTGCTCCGTTATATGGTGCCAGTGGGTTTGGACGTACTGAAGCAGAGGCTGCGTACTACAAGCAGTTCACTAAGAAGTACAGTGGCATTGGCAAATGGCATGAGGCACTAGCCAAGGAAGCACTCAACACAGGTAAGATACGTACACCATCTGGACGTGAGTTTTCATTCCCAGATGTACAGCGTAGACGATTTGGTGGTGTGACATATTTCACACAGATAAAGAATTATCCTGTCCAATCGTTTGCAACTGCTGACATTGTACCTATATCTTTGATATACATAGATAAATTATTGGGAGTAAATCAAATGCAATCATGCATCGTCAACACAGTACACGATAGTATCGTCATTGACGTGCATCCAGATGAAACAGAAAAGGTTATCAAGGTGATAAACCGCACTAACGAAATGCTTACGTCATTGGTCAACAAGAAGTGGAACATAGACTTTAATGTGCCTCTATTATTAGAAGCAAAGATTGGTCCAAATTGGCTTGACACAAAAGACGTAGCCTGATATAACTATACATTCGCAACTTTGAAAAGGAGACTACAACATGAATCAAGTAGCAACACAAACTAACTTCGCAGATATGGCAAAACTAATGGGTGTAAGCACAGAAGTGCAAGCAACCAAGGCAAGTACACTTGCACGTTTACGTATTAATCATTCACCTATCATGGGTGAAGCTGAAGTAAACGGCAAGTCAACTAAGGTTGAAGTCGTAGAGGGTGGCACATACAAACTGGAGATTCCAGATGGGCCAACATACTACGCTTCATCTGTAAATGTACGTCCGTTTGTACAGCGTTATATGTACAAGCGTTTCATCAAGGGTAACGACAGTTCACCTAACCGCTATGTCAAGACTGTTATGGCTGACAACTTGAACATTGACCTGAAGGACAATGACGGTGGGTTCAACTGTGGTAAACCTGCAGGATACATTCAGGACTTCAAGGCACTGCCTGAGAAAACACAGGAACTGATTCGTCAGATCAAACGTGTTCGTGCAGTGTTTGGGGTGGTGGAACTGATTGATCCAGTAGATGCGTCAGGTAATCCTGTCACCGTGGACGCAACCCCATTCATCTGGGAAGTTGAAAACCGTGATGCATTCAAGACTGTCGGTGATGTGTTCAACAAACTAGGCAAGATGCGTAGGCTACCGCCAATGCATAAGGTTAGCTTGGGAACAGAGGAACGCAAGTTACCAAATGGTAATAGCTTCTATCTGCCAAACACGCAGCTAGACTTGCAGACTACGTTGGACATGGATGACTCCACGCAGGAGACACTTGGTAACTTCCTTGCATGGATCACAAACTATAACGAATACATCTCTAATGCGTGGGATGAAAATGCCCACAAGCATGAAGAGGTGGATACAGCAACAGTCGATGACTTTATCGACATCACAGAAGAGGACTTCGCATAATGCATCACCCTGCCGAAATGAAACTGCACCAGTTCATGACTGACGCAGCCAATGGAAAAACAACCTTCACAGACGAGGAAGCCTTTGACATTGGTGTAGATGTTGCGAACGCAGTACTACGTCAATTCGGCAGTGGTAAGTCTCGTGACGAGTTCAGGCTACGGATGTCCAACATTGGGCGTCCTACCTGCCAGTTATGGTTTGACAAGAATAAACCAGAGACTGCATTGCCGAAGCCTTCAACGTTTGTAATGAACATGATGATTGGAGATATTGTTGAAGCTGTTTTTAAGGGGCTGCTCAAGGCTGCTAAAGTGGATTTTAAAGACACTGATAAAGTTAGCCTTCCAGTGGGAGATAGTAATGGTACTTCTGTTTCTGGGTCTTATGATCTTGTCATAGACGAAGCAGTAGATGACGTGAAGTCAGCATCGCCTTGGTCTTACCAAAACAAATTTGAATCCTTTGACACATTAGCAAAGGGTGATTCATTTGGTTACGTAGGACAATTGGCAGGTTACGCAGAGGCATCTGGTTACAAAGCAGGTGGTTGGTGGGTAGTCAACAAAGCCAATGGCGAGTTTAAATATGTTCCTGCTACTGGCATGGACAAAGAAAAAGAACTTGGTAAAATCAAAGACACTGTGGAAACAGTTAATGAAAACAAGTTCAAGCGTTGCTTCAAAGCTGTACCTGAAACCTATCGGGGTAAGCCTAGTGGCAACATGGTGTTGAACGACAATTGTAAGTTCTGTGATTACCGCTTTGAATGTTGGCCTACATTACAAGAGCTACCGTCAAAGGTATCACAAGCCAAGGAACCTAAGATTGTCGGATATGTAGAAGTAAAGGAGTATTAAATGTTAGGTGATGATGAACTAAATGAACTACAAGAAGAGATCAAACTTCTTGAAACACAATTGCGTGAACGTAAGCGAGAGCTACACGAGAAACGTTATGCAGGATTGCGTACTGCAATGGAAGCACGTAAGGATGCTGATCAAGCTATCACTGAAGAGTTGAAAGCATTAGGCATCAAAGCAATTCGGTGGAATCCCTTGTTCCCATGAAACGTAAGCAGTTTAGCGCAGCATTAAAGTACGGGTATCGTAGCGGTCTTGAAGTCAAGGTGACGGAGTATCTAAAGGAACACAAGATTCCTGCACGGTACGAAGCAATCAAGATTGAATGGGAGGACTTGATGTACCGCACATACACTCCTGACTTTGTGCTGCCTAACGGCATTATTCTAGAAACAAAGGGGCGGTTCACATCAGATGATCGTAGGAAACACGTGCTCATTAAGAAGCAACATCCTAACCTTGATATACGGTTTGTGTTTACAAATAGTAAAGCCAAGCTATCCAAGGGGGCAAAGACAACCTACGGCATCTGGTGCGAACGCAATGGGTTTCTGTACGCAGATCGTTACCCACCAGAAGAATGGTTGAAGGAAAAGGGAAAAGACAAACACCCAGACTTGATAGAGTTTCCACTAGAAAAAATAAAAAGGAGCTAGTATGAGCAACGAAGAAGATGAAAAAATATTTGTAGACTTTGGACCTAATGACTTCATCCTACGTATATCACCTATATTAGATGATGACGATGTATGGACAGGGGAATTAAATGTAGGCTACATGACAGTAGATGAAAACTACATGAATGATGATGACTATCAACACGTAGACCTAGTAGCTAATATGGCTATCTCTGCAATCCCACTTATGGAAGAGAACAAAAGTTTTAGAAAAATGCTTTACGACTATACCCTAAGTGTGTTAAAACCAGAAGAGAAGCAACCCGTTACTGTACACGATGACAGTAATGTAATTAAATTACGATTCAAGTAAAGGAGATTGATATGGCAGACAATGTAAACAGACCACCACACTACAACCAAGCTGGCATTGAATGCATTGATGCCATTCATGCTGCAACTGGTGATGGGTTTGAATATTATTTACAAGGTAATATTATGAAGTACTTGTGGCGTTATCGTTACAAGAATGGCACTGAAGACTTGAAGAAAGCTCAGTGGTATTTGAACAAACTAATAGAGGTAAAAGATGATAGTCAAAGTGTTCTTGACTTTGGAGATTGATGAAGACGATTACCCATTTCCAGTTGACGGTGACGTGACAGAGGAAGTGGATGAAACCCTAAGAGATTTTATCTATGACGTAGATGGAATGGAAATAAAGACAATTAAAATATTAACGGAGTGACCATGAATAATTATTTACCCACAGATTACCAGTCATTCATTCACAAGTCACGGTATGCAAAATACTTTGATGGTAAAGGAAGAGAAAACTGGGATGAAACAGTATCACGTTATATGGATAATGTGGTAGAGCCTGTGATTGATAGTGGTGCCAATGAAGAAAACCTAAACATTGCACACGAGATTGAACAGGCTATCGTAGGGCTAGAGATCATGCCATCTATGAGGGCAATGATGACTGCTGGACCTGCATTGGATCGTGACAATACAGCAGGGTACAACTGTTCGTATCTACCTGTAGACGATCCTAAATCATTTGATGAAGCAATGTTTATTCTATTGTGCGGCACAGGTGTAGGCTTCAGTGTTGAACGTCAGTACGTACAGAAGCTACCTGAAGTACCAGAGTTATTGTTTCCATCAGAGACTACAATCGTAGTGAAGGATAGCAAAGAAGGTTGGGCAAAAGCCTACCGTCAACTTCTTGCGCTGTTGTGGTCAGGTGAAATCCCACAATGGGATATTGGACTAGTACGCCCTGCAGGAGCACGACTAAAGACATTCGGTGGACGTGCAAGTGGACCTGCACCACTAGTTGAACTATTTAATTTTACTATTCAGACATTCAAGAATGCACAAGGCCGTAAGCTATCGTCAATGGAATGCCATGACTTGATGTGCTTCATTGGTCAGATCGTTGTTGTCGGTGGTGTACGCCGTAGTGCTATGATCTCTTTGTCTAACCTAAGTGATGATCGTATGCGTCACGCTAAGTCAGGACAGTGGTGGGAGACTGCAGCACATCGTGCACTCGCTAACAACAGTGTGTGTTATACAGAGAAGCCAGACATTGAAACATTCATGCGTGAATGGACTGCTCTGGTAGAGAGTAAATCAGGAGAAAGGGGAGTATTTAATCGTGAAGCATCTAAGAAACAAGCTGCGAAGTATGGCAGACGTGATCCTAACTACGAGTTCGGAACTAACCCTTGCTCAGAGATTATCCTTCGCCCATATCAATTTTGTAATCTTACAGAAGTTGTGGTACGGGCCACGGACAGTGTGGAAGACTTGGAACGCAAGGTGCGCCTTGCAACGATCCTTGGCACAGTTCAATCCACGTACACCAAGTTCCCATACTTGCGAAAGGTGTGGCAACGAAATACAGAAGAAGAACGACTGCTCGGTGTGTCTCTCACAGGGATAATGGATAATCCTCTTTTGACTACAAAGAACAAAGGATTGGAGAAGACCCTTGCTAGACTTCGTGAAGTGGCTGTTGATACAAACGCTGAGTGGGCTGCTAAACTTGGCATTGCTCAATCTGTCGCTGTTTCTGCTATTAAGCCATCTGGAACAGTCTCGCAGCTTGTCGATTCAGCCAGTGGTATCCATGCCCGTCATTCACCCTATTATATCAGAACCGTTAGAGGAGATAACAAAGACCCCCTAACACAGTTCATGATTGATCAGGGTATTCCTAATGAACCTTGTGTGTTTAAGGGCGATACAACTACAGTGTTCAGCTTCCCACAGAAAGCACCTAACAAGGCAGTGACACGTAATGACATGTCTGCTGTAGAGCAACTAGAGATGTGGCTAATGTATCAGCGTCACTGGTGTGAGCATAAACCATCTGTGACTATCTCAGTACGGGATTCTGAATGGTTAGCTGTAGGTGCATTTGTGTACGAACACTTTGATGAAATGTCAGGTGTGTCATTCTTGCCACATTCTGATCACACATATCAGCAAGCACCCTATCAGGACTGCACTAAACAAGAGTACGAAGAACTACTAAAGCAAATGCCTAAGTCAATTGATTGGTCACTACTATCTGACTACGAACAGGAAGATAACACTGTGGCTATGCAGACGATGGCATGTTCAGGTGACTCATGCGAAATCGTAGACCTAACATAGGTAATGTACCATCACCCTGCGTACTCGTATGCCGCATTGAAAACGGTGAGTGTGCAGGGTGCAAAAGAACTATTGACGAAATCAGAAATTGGATTATAATGAGTGAATACGAACAAAAGAAACTATTACATGAACTAAAATGGAGGAAAGATGTACGTGATAATCACTCGTAATCAATGCAACTTCTGTGATGATGCAAAAGCATTGATGAAAGGAGCAAACATTAACTACGTTGAATACAATATACAATCACCCAGTAGTGCTTGGGTATTGTATTTGTTAAAGCGTTCAAGTATAACAACCGTACCACAGATATTTAATTCTAAAGGAACACATATCGGTGGATACACAGAACTGAAGGAGTATTTGGAACATGACAATGCCCACTCGTAAACAATTTAGCCGTGCCTTGTACGCAGCGTATGATGCACCTGCAAAAGAAACACTGGTAAACTATTTAGAGAACGCAGGACACACAATCGTAAACACTGAAGAGAACTATTCAGTTGACGTGGTATCACAGAAAAAAGATTACACATACTTCAACGAAGCAGAGGTAAAGGTTGCATGGACAGGTGATTGG